TGAGGGTAAGGGTGGGCAGGCACAGCCAAATTGGCTAAACACGTTTGCCATCCATACCAATCAGGATTCAATTTTGGACCACGATAGATATTTGGAACACCACATACATCCAAAATATGTGGACTAATAGGAGTCACTTTAACATCACTTTTCGTTACAGCTCGCCCTGGACATGACCCATAATACTCAATCTGAGAATTTTCTGGCAAATAATTCAATGCACTCTTCTTATGAAGAGGTTCATTACACAATACTTGAACACCTAATACAGTTGTTTCAAATTTCCCTGCTTCACCAGACAAGATGACACCTTCCATCTTACGCAGTTCAGCAAATGCCGTGAATAATTCCTGCTGTGTAATACTACCATAAACACCAACTGGTGTATTTGCCGTACCACCTAAATGGACACCAAGTATCACACTACCATTAGTGTCCGATACTAATGTAGCACCACACAGTCCATCGAAAGTATTAATGGTCAAATTCTTATATGCTCCTCCCTTAAACGATTTCCACGTACTCACAATACCAGGTACTGTGATGCCTTTAGCGACAATCATTTCACCATCTTTCTTTCTCCAACGCATGCGGAAAGGTACAGATGGCATCTCTTCAGTTGGAAAGAAGTTAACTAAATTCTTGAATGAACCCCCATTTGGAATATAGCAAACTCTTAAATCTGAATTGGGAATCAAATGAGTATATTTGATATGAACACGGGCGGTAAATTTACCTCCAGTAGCATTTGGATTTCTCTTACGAAACGTGCAGTCAAGTTGATCTCCAAATTCATTAAAATAATGATCTGGTATCAATATGACATTAGATGATAACATAAGGCCATTAACCATACCGTTACCATCGCTCCTATGTATAGAACCATACAATAGAGCTTTATCAACGATATTGTCCAAGTGGTCAACGGACATACGCTTTGATATCTCAGTCAAAGGTAATTCACGCTTAACCACATCAGTCCAAACATTAATATCCTCATCACGTTCTTGGATCTCTTGCTCGGTTTTAGGTTCCAATGAACCTTGAATAGATTGCTCATTAGCTCTATATGACCTATAAGCTCTCGCCAAACCGTATAGAGCAGCAATACCGATGGAAAAACCACAAATGTACTTTGCATATTTTTCACGATACCTACGGAGAATTGGTGCGATCTCCCAATTTCTCTTACGTAGATCCTCGTAGAGCTCTTGCTCGACGCGATCTACCAATTGTCGTTGGACTCGCAAATACTGTAATACACTTACAAA